GGTAATGTGTATTCATTTATATCTCTTTGCATTTGCAAAAACAATGTTGACTCTTCATTAGCATTTGATGATCTTTGTCTAAATCTATCAAAAGCCATATCTAATCCTTGATTATAATGTTTTGGATCAAGTTCAACATCAACCATACCATCACCTAGTAGGTTACGCATATCTTCAATAATTTTATCTCTATTTGATTTCTGTTTGGCCATTTTAATATCCTATACTTGTATTTATTTTATTATTGAAAAATACGGACAAGTACAGTTTCTTTATTCAACCGTCCGTTAAGTTTGGTTTCAGTAGTAGATAGTGCGTTAAAGGTGTTCTTAATCGCTTGTAAACCGCCCGTGTGTAGCTTTTCCATCACTTCTTGGGGTTTACGTACTGTTTTCTGTAAAGCCGTGCTTAAATCGTAATTTAGCAGGGTTGTGCCTTTTAACGTTAATCCATGATGTTTATGCGTGGCTTCATATATACCTAATTTCCTATTCTTAGTATTGAATACTATAACTGCTGAGCATCCTGGTAAATTGATTGGTTGCTCAGATACTAACTTAAGATCTGTATCTTCTGGTTTATATTTGACTTTGGCCGCCATTTTTTCTTTTGATGGTGGCTTATATTTGCGTGGTTTACGTTGTTTCTTTTTGTTTGCTTCCCACAATTCACAATCTTTGTAAACACGTTCCCACCATGCAATATGCTGTTTCATTTCAACTTTTGAATACGATTCAAAACTTTCAACATAGTCTTGTTGCTCATCTGTACGTTCTTTTGGTTTAATATCTCTATACTGTAACCCTTTTGATTGCTCATCAATATACATATCTACCTGTAGTTTTACCATTTTCATAAAAGCACCAGGTATATTATTCATATTAAAATAATCATATGCTTTGAACTTTTTAGGATCTTCGTTTCTTGCCCATACATTTTCAAAAGCATCATCAATATCTCCAACAATATACATCAATCGTTTACGCATACGATCTTGTATTGAAGGACGTTTTGGCTTTTCTTCGACTGGTTTTTCTTCAACTGCTTGTGATTCAGTTGATTCTTTTTCAATTGTTTTTTTTTCTATAAGATGTTCAGCTACTTCTGGTACATTTTCGCTACGATTTTCGTCTAAACGCCTTAAGAAATCTGGTATATCCAGCAATTTATCATTTTTCAATTTTTTCTCATCCATACTGCTATATATACATCATTATACATAATTCACGAGTTTTGTCAATCTTTAGTTGAATAAATAGTTATACAAAAGGAAATTGATATGCCACGACTGAGCTTATGGAAACCACAAAAAGGTAACGATTACAAGATGATAGACCGTGTGATTCGCGAACATTTTAATGTTGGCGGCACTGGTATATTCATACACAAATATCTTGGCCCACATGCTCAGGCAAATAGTACTGACAGCACAAAACCTGATAATTCTATAGTACGTCCTAATAACATACAAGACTTATTATTCTTAGAAAATAGAGATCGTAAGTATGATGCTGACGTATATGACATGCGTGGTGTATATCAAGTACAGGATTCAGATTTTGATTTAACACAATTTGGTGCATTTTTATCTAACGATACTATCTATATGACGTTTCATTTAAATGAAATGATTAATATATTAGGTAGAAAATTAATGAGTGGTGACGTATTAGAATTACCACATCAACGTGATGATACTATGTTAGATATGGCACGTTTAGAGTTTACTACGAAGCCAGCAAAAAAATTTAAAAAAGGCGAAACTATCACAGGTGCAACAAGTGGTACAACTGCAACTGTAGTAAATTATAATCACGATGCAAAAGTTTTAAGAATGGTCACAGATGGAGACTTTACAGTTGGTGAAACTGTTACTGGAACATCAAGTTCTGCGGCAGGAGAAATTGCGGCATATTATCCAGAAGGACCACAAGCAATTAACAGATATTATGTTATCGAAGATGCGGCCAGAGGCAGTGAAGGTTATTCACCAACTTGGTATCCGCACATTTGGAGAGTTAAATGTACTCCACTAGTAGACAGTCCAGAGTTTTCAGATATACTTGGTACTGGTGAACAAAAAGATGATTTACGAAATTTAATTTCTACATACCAATCAGAAATTGATATAGGTGATGCAATTGTTAATCAAGCACAAACAGAAGTTCCTAAAAAAGGATATGAAACTGCACATCTATATGTAAACAAAGCAGACCAATTTATTCCTGGTAGTTTATATGGACACTGGCAAACAAATACAGCGTCATTTAAACTTTATGAATCGACAGAATCAAATTGGCAAACTTTTGATTACTCTGTAAGTTCAACGGCACCAACTGCTAATTACAAAAACGGTGACTATTGGTTAGACACAGCAAATACCAACTGGGGATTATATGTTGGTAATGGTACTGTGTGGAACAGCCAAACTGTATCAATAGTTGACTCTGCAAACATAGATGGCAGTACTAAAACACCAATATCATCATATGTACCTTCTAATGATTATGCTGTAGTAGTTTCAGATAGAAACGTTGGTGCAACGTATTTCAAAAAAGTTGCAAATGGTTCATGGGTAAAGATTGCAACAGACTCAACAACAACTGGATTACTTGGAGTAGATGTTGCAATAGGAACAACAGCACCTTCAACTAATTCAAATGGTAAAATTTGGTGGAGAACTGAAACCGAAAACGGTTTGAAAATTTCATTTAAAAAATATTCATCAACAACAGATAATTGGGTTACACAAGATATTAAATTACACTCGAGTCAAGATTCAGCCAACAATGCATTTGGATTTAGTAATAAAGTTGGTGTACATGCCGGGTCGGCAACACCACCAAATGGTATTGCAATAGCACACACAGGTTCAAGTTTCCCTGCTTCATTAGATGACGGAGACTATGTATTACGTACAGATTACGAACCAAATAGATTATTCAAGAAAACAGGAAATAGATTTATTAGAATATCAGATGACCATAGAGGTAGTTACTCTGCGGCTAATAGAATATTAAATACATTTGTAGAAAATACAAACACAAATACAGATAACGCCGATGGCAAAGAGCAACAAGGCTTGAGCAGAGCAGTTAAACCTAGGACGGATATATAATGGCACAATTTTGGTATGATCAACAAATAAGAAGATACTTATTACAGTTTGTACGTATATTCAACGGCTTTCAAATTCAAAGTGGGCAAAAAAATGCAGGTGGCACTGCATCACAAGTATATAGAACTGTGCCAATGCGTTATGCAGATATGTCAAGAATGGTTGCTCACGTATTACGTGGTAACACAGAAAACGCATTAAACTCTACACCATTTATGACTTGCCATGTTGCTAACTTAAATGTTGCAAGAGAACGTAGGCATGATCCAAAACTAATTTCAGCACAGCAAATACAAGAAAGAAAATATGATTCTGTTAACGATCAATACACAGCAGAATTAGGTAATACATATACTGTAGAACGTTATATGCCTGTGCCATATGACTTAACTATTAATGTGGATATATGGTGTTCAAACACAGAACAAAAATTACAATTACTAGAACAGATACTTACATTATTCAATCCGACTATAGAGATACAATCAAACACCAATCCACTAGATTGGACAAACATTACAGTTGTTGAACTTATCGACATACAATGGTCTTCAAGATCTGTTCCACAAGGTGTTGATTCACAATTAGACATTGCAACATTAATATTCCAAGTTCCAATTTGGATTAATCCACCAGCGAAAGTTAAAAAACAATCAATTATACATTCTATTATTAATAGAATACACTTAGATGATAACTTAACTGATTTAGAGTATGACAAAAATATGCAAGACTTCTTTGAGCAATTTAGCAACTTAGAAGAAATCGTTGTTACTCCACAAGATGCACAAATTGATGTAACTGGCAATACTGTTAGTTTATTAAATGCACATGGTATCAACGAAGGATATTCTTGGAAGGAATTTTTTGAACAGTACGGAGAATTCCAAGCATCTACATCAAAATTAAAATTAAGAAGAAGTTCAAATATAGAAGACTCAACACAAGATATCGTTGGCACAATTGCTTATAATCCAACAAATGATAATCAATTAATTTTTACAATTGACTCTGCAACACTGCCAACTAATACCCAAAATGCTGTATTAAAAATTATCGATCCTCAAAAAAATCAACCAGGAGATGGTACACTTGCTAGTCAACAAACAGGTCAAAGATACTTAATAATTAATGACATTGTTAGTGGTGCTAGTAATTGGGGTAATGTTGTTGCATCAGCAAATGATATTATCGAATTTGATGGTATACACTGGAACGTTTCATTTGATGCAAGTGCAAATGGTTCTACTGTACAATATGTTACAAATAGTACTACAAATTATCAATATAAATGGAATGGTACTGAATGGATCGATACATACCAAGGCCAATATAAACCAGGTTATTGGATATTAAATTTAGCAGGCATTTAACGCATTGACTAAATTATAAAACCATGCTATAAATATATGTATGTACGATGCAGTAGGAGCCACTTTTTTATCAGAAGATACAAAAAAATTTTGTCTTAACATGCGATCAAATAAAGTAAGCAATCCGGGAACTTGGAGTTTTTGGGGTGGAAAAGTAGAAAAAGGTGAAACTGTTATTGGAGCTCTTAAAAGAGAAATAAAAGAAGAAATTGGTTTTGTTCCTAAAATTGTTAAAATACATCCACTAGATATATATCATAGCAACGATGGTCATTTTATGTATCATACATTTGTTATTGTTACACCAGCTGAATTCGAACCAAATATAAATCACGAATC